TAAATGATACAGAATTTTTAAGTTCTAATAAAGATTCAAAATTAACACAATTATACATTGCGGATTGTATTGAATATGATTCATGGTCGGGTAAAAAACGCGACGGATATGTTGCATTTTTATCTAAAGAAGCATTTGACGAATATCAGCGAAATGAACAATTAGCACTTCAAATGTTTCCTAGTAGTTTGGAAATGGAAAATGGACGTTATGAAGATTGTTCTGAATTTATTCATTTTGGTTTAAATCAAAGTTTATTAATGGATTGTCCATATTATTATTTTAAGAAGTTTTAAAAATAAATGACACACGAAAATAAAATTGCGAATATAATTGAACGCTATGGTAAACCTATTGAAACAGATTTTGCGATTCATAACGATTTCCGAAATCTTGAAGTACCAACCGAATTTAAATATTTATAAATTTAATGAATAATTCGGTTGGTAGTAGAACGATACAGCCATACTCAAAAACATATAAGTCCAAGTGGAATAGATTATGATGGTTTTGAATATCCCGAAACTACATATTATGAACACTTTTATGAATACGATTCGCATTTTAAATTAATTTAAAAATAAATGGCAGCAATAGATAAAACTTATGTAACACCTGAACAGTGGTTACTTGGACAACAGTTTTTATTAAAAACACTCGACCAACAATTGACCCAAATAAAATTTCCAATCAATCTATACGAACAATCCAGCGGCGTATTATGGAACACATCATTTATTCAGGATTTATGGTTGAAAAAGTTTTGCCCATTAGATTTTATACAGGAACGTTTAAGAGAACAATACGGTGATGGGTTGGATATACTATCAAATATTGTTAATTTTTCATCGTTTGGTATTGCAATTTGTAGTATTCAAACACCTACCTACACGGTCGATTTATGCGAACCCGATGGTGATCATACTGTTAGTGTTTTCGATGATGCAGATGAAATATTGGTGTATGGTACAACTTTATTCTTAAAAGTATTGCATGACAGTGTTGATACACTTTGTGGATTTCCAAAACTAAAAGATGTTACAATAATATTTGATTATTTTGGTACATTACTAACGTATAAAAATGGTAAATTTTTTAATGATGATCGTGAGGTTGGACTTGGTTATTTGTATAATGAATTATTTGTATTACCAAAAATAAATTATTCTTTTGATTCATTTGATATTTTGAAATATAATAAATACAAAATTATTTTTTCAGATGATAATGAAATATGTTCATTAGCAGATTACGAAGATTGTAATTTCGATATACAAAAAGGAATCAAATATGGGCGGTTTGCTATTCCGCAATATATAACTAAAATGCTTAAATAATTTTTTTTAAAAAAATTAAACACTTTCCGTTAGGAGGGTGTTTTTTTATTTATTGTACTATTTATAATAAACACATGATGAAAAAAGAGAAACAGGGAAATGTTCAATTTAATTTATCATTAAACGATGAACAATTAATTGCTAAAGACGCAATTTTAAAACATCCATACAATTTTGTTATTGGGAACGCGGGTTGTGGCAAAACTCTACTTTCAACATACATAGCACTACAAGAATTGTTTAAAGGAAATGTCGAACGAATTGTTATCACAAGACCAACGGTTGGTACAGAAGATATTGGATTTTTGCCCGGTACATTGGAAGAAAAACTTGAGCCTTGGTTAGTTCCAATCCGTTCTAATTTTCGCAAAGTGTACAACAAACCCGAAAAACTAAAGTCTTTGGAAGTTGAAAAGAAAATCGAAATGATTTCACTCCAGCACTTTCGTGGCCAAACTTTTGAAAACGCGGTTGTATTAATCGACGAATTTCAAAATTTAACTAAAAGTCAACTTAGGATGGCGGTTGGGAGGTTGGGAAAAGGTTCAATTATGATTTTTTGTGGTGATTTCCAGCAAATTGATCTTAAAAATAAAAATGATTCGGCAATTTACGATATTGAATTATTAAAAAATTCACCATTTGTAAATATTACAGAATTAATAGAAAATCATAGAAACGAGGCAGTTAGTCACGTTTTAAATTTATTAAAATAAAGGAAACAATATGTCCCAACAATCCAAACTTGCTTCATGGCAACAATTAAAAGTTTATAAAGTAGAAAAACCTACCACTCCCGATTTAACAATTGTAGAAGAACCTACCACCCAAGAAATAATTTTATCAATTGTAGAAGATTCTATCAATATTGAAAATTTTACCCAAGACACAACTGAAACCGCCGAAACTGTTAAAAAACCAAACAAAAAAGGGGCAGTAAATGTCTAATATAATAAAAGGTAGTGGAATAATATACACCACTGGACAACCAAATACAATTCCAAGTGTGGGAACTGATGCCGAATTTGCGATTGATGTAAATGGCGTTCAATATGCGTGGAATAGGGATACATTAGTATGGGATAATATCGGTCAAGGTATCGAAATTGCAAGTACAAATGGTGTTCCAGTAACAACTCCGACTAAGTTTAAACCAAGATTTGTCGTTACACCTGACAGAACATTGTATTTTTACAGTGGTAGTTGGGGTAAGGTAAATCCAATGCCTAGCGGGTTATTTTCATCTTCTGCTCAAATTGGGCGGACTGGAATTTATTCGGGGTCGGGTACGTTGAATGGATTAACTAGGGTTGATAATCTAGGAGCATGTCCATTTAGAATTGAAAATATTAATAATGTCGAGGATTTTAAATTTGTGGTGAATCCGAATACTGAAATATTTATAGGACAAAATAATGGGACGAATATAATATTTACACCCGATCCTTTTTTACAAATTGGTACAAATAACCATTATATAGTATTTGATCCAGTAGGAAGTAATACAGGTGTTATCGGGTTGGTAGTGTCTGATAGTGCAGATGGTAAAGGTATTCAATATGCTTCCGATTATCAAGAAACATTAAAATTAAACGACCGTTCAATACCCGATGTTGGAACTATTAGAGATCATTTAACATCTAGTTATGCTATGAATGGTCGGAATTATAAAGTTATATCGTTTTCAATGACGCAAACTGTTTCTAATGATCCAGTCATTGAAAATATTTTACAAAATGATTATACTACTCTTGATATTAATATTTTCAGAAATAGTGAGGGACATTATATAATTACGGTAGATCAAGATATTTTTAGTTCGACTAAAACATTTGTAATATCTAATAATCATATTTCAACTGGCGATGCAAATTATTATCAGTTTTCAGTATTAGATGGTTTCAATTTAAGATTGAGAAGTTATGATATGGCAAATTCATTGAACACTGCCGATTTAAATACAGATACACCTCTTTTCGTAGAAATCAGAACTTATGGCTAAACAATTAACTTACACGCTCCCAAACGGGGATATATTGGAAAACGCTTATTTACGCGTTCAAAAAATTATTACATCCAACCAAGATTTTGAATTTTTAAAACCTTCCGATAAGGAAAACGTTGAAAGTGAAACTGAATGGATTACGCGAATAGAATCCGAGGCTGTTATCTACGTTTGGACTGATAAAATGGCACGTGATTACCGTGTTACACCAATTCATTGGTTTAATTTAAAATTTGACTTTGACTTAAATAGTAATAAAAACATTTACAGTCAAGTTTATGATTTAATAGAAGGGGAAAATGTCTAAAGATATATTGATAATCAGGAAAGGTGCGACTTTTAAACGTCGTATTGAATATTTTGTGGATAACCAACCCCGCAATTTAACTGATTATCATGCCCGAATGCAATTTAGACCAAATCCTAATTCGACAGTTATAGATTTAACATTATCATCATCTATTGGAGTTGATGGTAGTGGATTAAATTTAACACCATTTTCAGGTTCGGTACAATTACCATTAACATCAGGTAGTATTGGTATTCAAATTAGTGCTTATTCCAGTTCAATGTTACCACCCGACCAAGAAGCGTATTTTGATTTATTTATAATGTCGGGTTCGGGTTTATCTTATTATTCCGAACTTGTATATGAAGGTAAAGCGAAATTTATATCAAGCATAACCCGATGACACGTAAAATTATAACATACGATGAAGATGAACGTATTTTATCACGAGACACATCTTATGATAAAGTAATTTCGATATTCGATAATCAAAATGTTATAAAATTATATGAACAAGGTGTACCGGGCGTTAAGGGTGATAAAGGTGACAGTGAACCATTTTATTTAATTTCGTCAAATCATTACGGTGTTTCGGCTTCTATTTCTTTTTTTGGTCAAATATCATCATCATTTATTCCCAATATTTCCAACACATTTGACTTAGGTTCGATTAATTTTGGGTGGAGGGGTATATATGCCAACACTGAAATAAAAGTCCAAAATACGCTTATTAATAGTGGTGGATTTGGCTTTGAAAATTTAGTTATACAAAGATTAACAAATAATCAACAAACTTTTTTAATTACATCGGGATCGGTGTCTGCTTCATTTAATTCAAATGGTATTTTTTTAATCAGTAATTTTGAAAATTTACCAACCCCGAATTTGGGTGGATTAATTGTAAGTGGAAGTGAATTTTATATAGGACTTTAGAATGCCAACGTGGAAAAAAATAGTAGTATCGGGTAGTAACGCCGAATTGGGTTCATTAAAAATTACTGGAGTAACATCGGGTTCAATTTTTAGTGGTTCGTTTGTGGGTGATGGCAGTGGAATAACTGGTATAACAGCCGCTCCATCCTACCAAATAAAGGGTAATGATAATTCTACAATTACATTCAACCCAGCGACAAATACCCAATTATTTACAACTGCATCACAACACGGCTTTTCGTTTGGTGTTAGTGGAACGACTGAAAAGACAATTACATTAACAACCCCACAAGGTTTACGGACAACAGATAGCCCTACATTTACAAATTTAACAGTAAGTGGTGATTTAACAGTGTTGGGTTCGGTTGTTGAATTACAAGTTACGAACGTTAATATTGAAGATAAATTTATTTTATTAAATAGTGGTTCAACGACTGGTGATGCTGGTATAATTGCATCTAGTGGAAGTGTTGGTCAAGGTGTTGCGTTGGGTTGGGATAATAGTGCGGATAGGTGGGGTGTTCAACAGGTTACAAAATTAGCGTCAAATGCTGTAACTTTAGCACCCGAAGCATATTTATCTTATGTGATCGACGTGGATGGAGGTTTAACCGATTTAATTAATTACAGGCGGAATGGAAATATCAAAATCGAATCGGGTGATGTTTTTATATACTCGTAACACATAACATTTTTTAATTTATTTCAGAAAAACGAACGTACTTAAAAAGTATTATGAATTTATGGCAATAAATACAATTAATCAGGAAAAATTATCAAAAGATGAAATTCAATTAATTTTAACATTAATTGGACAAACATCATTTCCCGTTAAAGATATAGAACTTTTATACAATTTAATAATTAAACTTCAAAAATTACATGAAAAAGGTTGAATTAACCGATGAAGAATTACAAATAATACTTCAATGTATTTATGCGTGTAAATTTGACGGTAAACATATATTATTAGTTGCAAAAATAATCGAAAAAATAAATGCCAACTTGGAATAAAATAATATTAAGTGGGAGCAATGCTGAATTATCAGCATTGAAAATTGATGGAATAACATCGGGTTCAATTTTTAGTGGTTCTTTTGTAGGAGATGGTAGTGGAATTACAAATGTTCAATCTGCATTAACAGCAAGTTACACCGAACAATTAAAAAGTTTTGGCTGTGGTATTTTTGGTAACACAACTGTTATTGAAACTGGTTATTATAATTCTAAACGGATAGAGTCTAATGGTAATATTGTTAGTTATCGTATAGATTCAATAGATAATATTGGAAATGAATTAAGTGGAAGTATTGTTTTTACATTATTTAAAAATAATAATTTTTTAGGTAGTGCATCATTAAGTAATTCAAATACTACATTTAATAATACATTGGTTGGGTGGAATAAAGATATTTTATTTGATGATAAAATAGATTTTTATGTAATAAATAACGATACAATAACCAACACAATTTTAACGGTAAATTATATACAAAAAACATGAAAATAGCAGTTGAACAATTATGCAATACACCACTAACTGGTAGTTATACATCAAGTAAATGGTATGGTGGGTCGTTGATTCAACAGCGAACTGGAAGTAATAGTTTTGATAATTTTATCGGGCCGTTATCCGTCGCAATGGCTCGACCGATGGAAGAATCTACCCCAATTGCAATGTTTTATCCACATGTTCAGACATTTAGTGATACAATTGATTGGGTATTTTTGACTGAAAACACAGCAGTAGCAGTGGCAACCCGCCGTATATTTTTATACGAATATAATAAAATTACATCTGAATATAACTGGAAAGGTTTTATTACTATTACTTTACCAACTGCTACGGCACATACCACCCGTGCATTTCGTATGTTAAGATATTTACATACAACTGGAACGGTTGGCGTATCAGGTACAGCAGTAACAGGCACAAGTACACAATTTTCAGCAGAAAGAATTGGGGTAGGTTCACGAATTGGTTTTGGTTCAACCGATCCAACACAAATAACAACTTGGTATGAAATTACCGCAATTGGTTCTGATACAGGCATAACAATTAATACATCGGCTGGTACAATTTCAACTGGAACGGCTTATGTTATTGATGAATTACGTCCATTATTAGTTACAACGAATGCAACAGCCGCTAACGGTGGAGTTTTTATTGGTAAAGGTATAGATTACAACGATTTTACATTGGGTGGAACGACAATTGCTGCTAGTGCGGCTGGTACAGATAATTTAAAACTTATATATAAATTAAGTGATGCGTCAACAACTACATTAATTGCAAGTTGCGGTTTAGGATTGGATGAAGAAGTATCAAAAACATCACACGATATTTATTTGATTGAAGGAACTACCAACGTTCGTATTGTTAGGATGAATTTACGATCCGCTGATACAATAACAACAGGACAAATGGTTCTAACTGGTGCAAATATTACATTAACGGGTACACAAACGGTTACGGGTACAATATCACAAACAAATAATGGGCGAATTGCGACTACAAATCATGGGGTTGGATCGGGAATCAAATCATTATATTTTGTAACAACCACCCGTATTTATCGAGCCGCAATTAGTGGCGTTACAACGGGAAATACCAACTGGCAAAGTGATGTTCGTATTGAAATTCCACCCGGATCGGCAAATACAAACGCCGCTACAAGTGTAATGAGTAGTATTGAATACATTGGAACAATTGATCGGTTTATTATAACAAATACAACGGCAATAAAGCAATATATTACACGTTATCCAGTCACATCAGGCGATGCGTTTGATTTTAATATTGGAAGTAATATAAACTTAAATAATCAAGCAACTTCCGATAATACAGTTCGATTACCAGTTAATAATATAGCAACTGCATTCGCGGTTTGGTCTGAAAATGGAATAACGCATATTGTTAGAACAGGTACAACTGCTATTTTAAATCAAATGTATGCAGTTCCTTTGGCGGCTGATACAAATTTTGCTAGTACATCGGGTCAAGTTTTAATTAGTCCCGAAATATTAACACCAAACAATAATAAATTTGTCAGGGTTTACGTTAACAATGTTAAAAATGAAGGTAGTGGATTTAGTGAAGTAGCAACCGAACAATTTGTTTTATATTATAGAACAACTGGAATAACGGATAATTCGGGTGGGTGGACATTGGTCAATGATTCGGGTGATTTAAATATCACAGGTACAACGTCAATTCAGTTTAAAATTGAATTTATAATGATAACGGGTATTACGCATATTCCAGCCAAAATTTTAGGTTTATGTGTTGTTTACGATGATTTATCAACAGATTCACATTATGAACCATGTGCCGACCTATCCAGCACGACTTCTAAACGGTTTGCGTGGAAATTTAGTACAGCGTTTGGATCAAGTGTGCCACCCCTCCAAGTACGATTATACAACGCAATAACGAATGGTTTATTGGATGATGATAATTCAGACACACAAGCAGGAACATGGGAAAAAAGCATTGATAGTGGTGCAAATTGGATAGCATATAATACAACTGATAAAGCAAATGATACAACATTTATTAGATATACACCTGCTAGTTTGGCAGATAATATTCAAGTTAGAGCATTATTAACTCAACTATAAAAATTATTAAAAAATGCCATTAACAAACATACTATTTCCATCAAATTCACACGGTTTATTTTTTAATAAACGATTAAATGGAAATGTAGGAACTATTTATAATATAATGTTTGATGTCGAATTAATATCAAATTTAACATTAACATCAAGTGGATTTAAAACATTCACATTTTAAGATATGAGTATAATTTTACCAATTTGGCAGGGTTCAAGTTCATTCTTTCCGGGGGATACACCTTTTGGAATTTATGACTATGATTCGCAGTTTCAATGTGACATTGAAGCAACGGCGGAATGGATTGCCAAACGGTTGGGTTATGGATTATCTGATGTCGAACTTCAAGATAAGCATTTTTTTGCAGCATTTGAAGAAGCGGTAAATGAATATGGAAATTTAGTAAATTCTTATTCAGCACGTGATAATCTTATTAATTTATTAGGAATGTCCACTGGTTCAAATGTTAATTTATCACAGGCTTATATTCCATCCACCCTACAAGGAATTTTTGATTTAGCACGTGAATATGGCAATGATATACCGAGTGGTGGGACATTAACATGGTACACAGGTAGTATATTGTTATCGACTGGTAAACAGGTGTATGATTTTACGACAGATGCCGAGGTTGAATTTGGTTCATTTACAACGGATAAATTTATTATTCGTAAAATATTCCACAATAGAACTCCAGCGGCAAATAGGTATTTAGACCCGTCGTTGGGGGGTGGATATTATGCAGCGGAACAATTTGGATTCGATGGTTTGAACCTTCCGGGCAGTTATTTGTTAATGCCTTTACATTACGATGTATTACGGATGCAAGCAATTGAATTTACAGATGAAATTCGTCGTAGTGCTTATTCATTCCAATTAACAAATAATAGGTTACGGATTTTTCCACCACCCACCGAACAAGTTAAATTATTTTTTCACTATACGATTTCAAGTGAAAATTCGTTTTTAGATCAAAACAGTTCGGGAACAAATGGAAAAATATCAGATCACTCAAATATACCATATTATAACATAACATATAAGCAAATTAATTCAATTGGTAAACAATGGATACGAAAGTACGCATTGGCAATTTGTAAGGAAATATTAGGTTATATACGTGGTAAATATGCGTCAGTTCCAATTGCGGATGGTGAAGTGACATTGAACGCCGCTGATTTGTTAACGGCTGGAAAAGAAGAAAAAGACGCACTAACAACAGAATTAAAAGAACTTTTGGATACCATGTCAAAACAGGCACAATTGGAAAGAAAATCAGCGGAAGCAGAAAATCTTAATAATCAATTGAAATGGTCACCAATGAAGATTTATATACGTTAAACATTAAAGGAAAAAAATATGGATACTTATTCAACAAAAAACTGCTCACGAAGTGATTTAAAACAACTATTAAATTTTTTAGATTCAACGGATGTATCATATACATTAGATGATGAAACTATTATATTTGATATTACAGAATTATCATCAACCAACCAAGCGACAATTAAAAAATTACTTGGTAATCCATTACAGGAAAACACTATGAATAATAAAACAGCAACAGCAACAATGCAAACGCCCGATGGTAAAATAAAAGGCACGGTCAAATGGAATGACTACTGGAAAACATTTCAAGTAACGGTCGATGGTGTAATATCAGGTGAATTTGATACATTTGAAGATGGTGTAGATGATTTGAAACGGACTGGATTTAAGAACGTTCAAATAAACGAAAACACTGTAAATTTAAAAGAAAATTACGAACGGTTGTTTGGTAAAATGATTGTCGAAAACAAATTGGGACAACGGATTAAAACTCCCGTCGCAAATTCATTAACCGAAAAAGAACAATTACGGTTTTCAAATATTCAAAAATCATTTCAACATCAGTATCCAAATAAGCAATTAAGACTTAGGGAAGGATTTGTAATTGTTGATAATATGATTGTTGAACGAATGGAAACATTTTTTAAGAAAAATAACGCACAAATTAGTTTAACATTAAAACAATATATTTAAAATGAATAAATTAGAAAGTAGAGTTCGTAAAATTCTAAGCGAAATTACCGAAGCAGAACCCGTTAAAGTTAAAAATAAAAACACGGAAGAGATTCGTAAAATTGCACAAAGTTTATCCGCTGCTAAACAAATTTTGAAGGCTATTCAGGCAGATTTTCCACCCGAAAGCGGTGCTGAAACGATAATTCAAAATACTATTCAACAATTATCACAAACTCAAAAAACATTTTTGGGAATAACTAAGTTTATTTAATATTTAATAATTAAATGCCACTATTCGGTTCAGTAAAAGATGCTCGGTTGATAAGTTCGCTAACACGTGAACTTTTTCATAGTTATATTTCAAATGAAGTTGAAGTATTTAAACTTGCATTGAATAATACTGAAATAAATTTATACAACGAAAGTGACAATAAAACGTATTTTCAACCAATCCGTCTGTTTTGTAACATTAACAAAGAAGATCAATCAATGAATGACAATGATACGGGAATGGATATTACACAAGCCGTTACATTTTCATTTTTACGGGATGATTTAATTGATGCAAATATAGTGTTAAGTGAAGGTGATATTATAAAATTCGATCAAAAATATTGGGAAATTGATAATTCATATTCCAATCAATATTTCATGGGTAGAAATAATGATACACATCTAATAACAACGGAAAACAGGGATCGGGGATTCGGTAAAAATATATCGGTTATCGTTTCAACACACTTAACACGTGTATCCCAATTAAATTTAGTCAATACGCGGTCAGGAACAAATATTTCACCAAAAGTTAAAAAAATAAATAATTTGTAAAATTATTAATTTATGAACCCCGAAATCAGACCATATCAGCAAGGCGTTAGTGAAGGGCAAATTGATCGTTCACAACAAACAAGACGGGATAATGACGATGTTGTTGTTCCGAATATAGGCTTATATGATATTGATTACGCAATTTTTTATCATTTAACTGAAAAAACAGGATTATTTGTAATAAGTAATTCGACTAAAATTGCAGTTCCCGTAATGTTTGGGAATGGTGAAAAGTGGTCACAAATACGTCAACATGGATTTTTACGTGATAATAATAAAAAAATATTAACACCAATTATTATTTTACGAAGGGTTGATGTTACTCCCGACGACCGAATTTCTTTGGCCGCTGGTCAATTGTGGGGTGGAAATTCGATGACATTTGTTCCAATGAAAACGACGGGAATGCAATATGATCGGACGGTTGGACAATATTTAACTAAAGATTCATTTGAATATTATTTATTGACCGTTCCCGAATATGTTAGGGTTAATTATGAAATGGTAATTTGGACAGATTTACAGGAACAAATGAATCAATTAGTCCAAATGATACTCCCAACCAGTAATCACATGTGGGGAGATTATTATACGTTTAGAACACAAATACAAAGTATTACCCACGACAATGTAAATGTTCCGGGTGAAGATCGGTTAATAAAAACTACAATTTCATTACTGGTTGATGGATATTTACGAAATGAATTTGTTTATAATGAAAGTTCGATACAAAAATCATATTCTGTTAAACGAATAAACTTCATAGCGGAAACAGACGAAGAAATTGAAGTCACGAAAAATACCGCTAATATAGCAGATACAACAAATATAGATAATAAATTACGAAAAAAGATTCGTTTATAATTGTTTTAATTTTTTAAAGTATATTTATTATTAAAAAGATCGGTTTACCCGACTAAAATTAAAAAAAGGATGAAAATTAATGGCAAATGCGAATGTATTTCTTTCGGCGGGTGTCTTTACAAGGGAATTTGACCTTTCTTTCTTACCGCTAGAAATTCAAGCGGTTGGAGCAGCGGTTATCGGCCCGACGGTTAGAGGCCCTGCATTAGTACCAACCCCTGTTTCAACTTATTCTGAATATATCAGGTGGTTTGGTGACGTGTTCACATCGGGTTCAGGTGCGAGTGAACAAATGTATAAATATTTAACAACTACGTGTGTTCAAGAATATTTAAGGTATGGTAAAACGTGTACTGTGACACGTATTTTGGCGG